GAGATGGATTACTATTTCTGCAAAGATCTATATTATGAAATTCCTTTATTACTATACGCTTTAAGAGGATATATGACTGGATTACAATCTGGAGGTACTCAAGATTCTAATCCTGACTACCAAAAATATGTAACAAGTACATCTTGTACTAAATCATATATTGAAGGTAATTAAATAATATTATTTACAACAATATAATGGATAATTTTTCATTATAGGAGGAATATTATGTCTGCAGCTGTTGATGAATGTCTGATTGAAGATATTAAACGAGATCTTCTTGAAGACATGATGATTGGCGATAATGATATCGCAGAAGAAACTTTAGATAAAATGATGGGCTGGAATGAAGAAACTCAAGAATATGATTCTGAAGATGGAGTATTATTCCCGCAACCTATTACAGAAATAGAATAAGAGAGGTATATAAAAATGAGCTTTGAACATTTGAATCCTGATATTATGGTAGAAGGAAAATTTGATGAAGATCTTCATGAAGATATTCTGATGGAAACAGTAGATCAGATGATCGACGAAGATGAAGAAGTAGATAAAGAAATTCTTCAGGGCCGTGGAGACGGAGAACTCGTAGATATCATCGATGATGAAGATGACGACGATGATAACGAAGAAGATGATGACGATGACGAAGGCTACGATGATGATGAAGATGACGACGACGAAGAATATGATGAAGACTATGATGATGACGAAGACGACGAAGATGATGATGAAGACGAAAAATGTGAAAAATGTGGTAAGAATCCTTGCGTCTGCGATGATGACGATGAAGATGATTATGACGAAGAAGACGAATATGATGACGATGATGATGAAGAGGAATATAAAGACTAATTATTAGGAGGAAATAAAACAATGAAAAAATTAGTAAATGTGTACTGTGATAAAGCTTTTTCTATTAATGGGGTAGTATTTTCTGGTGTTTGCCGAAATATTATTCTTAGAGATGAAGACATTGCTATTTGCTTAGAATTTAAAGCAAAAGTAGATGAACTTCTCGAAGGTGGTAAAGTTGTAAGCCTTGGTTTTGATAACTTCCGTAGTGGAAACGGCCCTTCTAAGATTCCTAATATCAATGAAAAATTGGCTATTACAGAATCTTATAAGAAACCTGAAGTAGAAACCATTACTGGTGATCAATTCAAAAAAGATACCGAAAAGAAAGATAAAGCAAAAGAAACTCCTGTAATTGAAGATCATCGTAAAGAAGTTGTTGCAAGTCATGAAGAAGAATCTGAAACTAAAGAAGAAAATACTTCTTTAAGTGGTTCTTTAGTAGTTGAAAATAAAGACAGTGCTCCTAAGAAAGATGCAAGATCTTATTATAAGAAATAAAAAAATAAGAGTAGATCTTTTATGGTCTACTCTTAAATTCATTATCAACTCACTATGGGTTAAAACATACATATAAATTTAGTAATTTTTTTAAAGTGGGTGAAATTAAAATTGGATATGAATATCGTTGGAGCTCTTATCTGTGAAGAAACAAGATCTAACGTAGAATTTAAGATTAAGAGTGAAAATAAAAACGGTTTCATCATCGCTGAAGGTATTCTTCAAGAAGGCGATGAAATTAATAGAAATAGACGTTATTATCCTACAGAAGAATTATCACGTTGCATTACCTCTCCTAGAACTAAAGAATTAGTTGAAACAGGTAACCTTAAAGGTGAAGCTGGTCACCCTTCTGATGCATCTTTAGCTCGCCAAAGTAAAATTGATCCTACTTTGGAACAGGTTTGGTATACTAAACTTTGGATGGATGGTAATTTCGTTAAAGCACATTTCCGTGGTACGAATAATGAATTAGGTAAATCTTTTAATGCTGATTTAAAAGATGGACAACTTCCTTCTTTCTCTCTTCGTGCTGTTGGTTCTCTTGTAAATGAAAATGGTAGAATGACTGTAAAGGGAATGCAGATGATCACTTATGACCGTGTATATTTCCCCTCACATTCTAAAGCATACACAACCAGTATTGTAACTACAGAATCTGTTGGATTTGGTGCTCATAATTATTATAAAATAAATCCTTCATCTGAATTATATCGTAAGAGTAATGAAATCAATACAATTGCTAAGTTTGGTAACTTGGCAGAATCTACAGAACTTATTGTTCCTATTAATCAAGAACAGATTAAGAGTTTCTTAATTTCTGAGTCTAGTAATGTAAAGAATGTACTTGAAACATTTGATGTAGATCATAAGAAATTTAAATTAAATGAAGATGGTACTACAGTAACCATGGGTCTTAAGAATGGTGATAAAGTAATTTTATCATTAGAAGAAGCAATTCAAAATGAAGTTATGTTTGGAGTTTCCAATTATTTCTAAATAAATTTTAGAGTATACCTTTAGGGGTATACTCTATTATTTTTTGATACAATCTATATATTTCTGTAACAATTAAATAATATAAAAAGGAGAGATCTCGATTATGAACAAGTCTAGTTTTTGTATAGCTATTGAAGGTACCGATGGAAGTGGTAAAACTACATTAGCTAATGATATCAGCAAATATATCAATTTAAATAGTGAAGAATTTAATGATTATCATGCTTTTACTATCTCTTTTCCTTTCCATGGTTCAGAAATGTATCATACAATCAGGGAGTTATTACTTCCTGGGAAAAATGTCCCCACAGACATTTTGCAGACTTTGATGATATTAAATATGAAAGATGAGTTTGATAATTTCTTAAATGACTTATTAGAGAAAGAAAAAACTATCATTATTTTAGATAGATGGCTATTATCTACTATTGCTTATAATATTAAAGATAATGGTACTATTTTAGATTCTGCTTTAAGATTTATATCTAAATATAAAAAAGAAACAGATGATATTGTTTATACTAATAGAACAGGTACTTCTCTTAATTTAGATATCTCCGAGTTCTCTAGAATGTATTGTGGTTTAGATCATATTCCTGACTATGTATATATTTTAGATATAGGAGAAGATAGGTTAAAGAAACATTGCGAAGCTAGAATTAAAGATGGAGAAACAATAGAATCTAATGATCTAGTATTTTCTAAAACTGCAAAAATTTATAAAGATATATCTGATGTATTGACTGGATCTAAAGAAACATTTAGAAGAGATCTTATCATTAGTGGGTATTTAAATAATGATCCTCATGATGAAATAAGTCTAACTCTAGATGAATCTGAAGTAAAGGTATTATCAGATCTTTCTAATTATATGAATCCTATAGACGACGAAACTTTGTATGAAAACCTTAAACAGTATATGTTAAAAGATATAAAAGATAAAATATTTTAATTTAGAGGAAATATAAAATGAAAAGCTTCATATCAGATCTAAAGATACAAAAAGATTTAGCAAATGTAATAATATTTCATTTAATACGTAAATGGAGATTACAAGTTGCCTTTTCAATCATTGCATTAGGTATATTTATAATGGGATTAATTACTCCATTTATAGTTAATTATTATTTCTTCCTGAGAGACATAGATCCTATTTCGAATAAAGAAGTAGTAGAGCTTATATTATTATACCTTGTAATAATATTATCATCTTTCTTATATTATAGAGTATTAAAATCCAGTAATGGAAAAGATAACCTAATCAATGAAATTAGATATTTTGTATATACTTGGAAATATGGTAAATTGTTATATATAAAGACCATAAATAGTTGTGAATATGAAAATATTATGAAATATTCTAAAACTATGATATTGAATACAGAAACTGGAGATACCTCCGTTATCGCTTTATCAGATAAAAAATATGAATATTTCATGAACAAAGTAATTAGAGCCACTCTCTATAATATTTTTAATATCTATCTTGATTTTAAAATAAAAAATAAATGTTTTACTCCTTTCCCCTTTTTAAATAAAAATCTTGTACTGAATCCTAATGCCTTATCTAAATTGATGGATACTAAAAAATTAGAATACTTATATTCATATTTGGTATTTGAAAAAGGAAAGAATTGTGCAGATTGTTATGTTTATAATACTCTTTATAATAAGATCTTTAAAGAAGTATTAAAATATATACAGAGTGATAAAAAAATAGAAACATCTTATAAAGAAGAAGATGTGGCTGCTCTTGTAGATACTACATTAGGACATTGGTGTGAAATGCTTTTTGATATGAAACTAAAATATTCTCTTCCTAAATAAAAAAAAAGAGTATAGGAGATTTCTCCTATACTCTAATCTTTATGAAAAGTTTGTAGGAACTCTATTTACAGGAAAGATACCGAATTCATCATTTGAATAATCTTCATAATCAGAAAGTCTTTCTACACTCATGGTTATTACATCATCTTCCTTGTCTATACTAAGCCATATACTTATTTTTCCATATAGCCCCATGCATTTAATCATTTCATAAATACTACTTACAAACCAAATACCATTTTCATCTTTTGCTAATATGGTATACTTTTCTTTTCTATTCCCTTTTATCGGATAATACTCTATGATCACCATAGGAGCATCTTTTAATAATCTAACTATTTCTTTTTTCTCTTCATCGCTTCTTCCAGGCATCATTCCTAATATAGTATACAATGCCAAAGAATCTGTATCCTCCATCTTATACATATTTCTATATTTTGCATCTTTTAAACATTTTTTAGTATGAGGAGAATTTAATACAATATTATACGTAAAGGGTCCTAGATTTGTAAATATTTCCTCTTCTCTATTTACCATAAAATTGATTGCATTAAAATGATTGCTCAACTCTATATCTAATTTATAATTATGATCAGTGTTTATTCTATTGTAATCAATATACTGGTTAATATGAGATAACTCATGAAGGATTACTAAATTTATCATTCCTTTGTAATCTTCTAATGTGGTATATCCAAGTGTTTCTCCTTTATATATGATTCTATCTATATTGATTGTAATGATACCATTATTTACTCTTCCAAAATCAGTTGATTTAGAATATGTTTCATATACTAATTGTATAGCTCGTATTCTATTTATTCTAGTATTGAAATATTTGAATGCTTCTTGAGCATAGAAACACAAATCCGAATAACTAACTTTTTCCATATATTTGCCTCCTTAAATGCTTAATTATTCATAACTATAATATATCACTGAACTAGAATTTATTTGTCTCGACATTTACTTAAAAAATATCTTTAGTATCATAAGGAGGCTTAAAATGCCTAATGATATAAATATGGTTGAACAGCAAATACCTGTTCATTATCATAGATCTACAACTAATAAAACTTTTATAGAAATGAGTAACTACTTAAAAGCTATTGGGGTTAAGAATAATAGATTTATGCTAGCCTTATTAGATCCTGATTTGGCTAATATAGATCCTCATGACCCTAATTTAAGTACTACTTATAAGATGAAAGTTTTGATGGAAGTTAGAAATAACTTCTGGTATTATCTTAGAGAAGTGGTTAGAGTACCAACTTCTGGTGAACCTTCTAAGTTCTTATTAAATCGTGGTAATATGGCATTCTTATATATGGCAATCATGAATTTTGATTGCCTGTTATTACAGCCACGTCAGACAGGTAAGACCATTGGTGCTGCTTGTCTATATACTTATATCTATAATTTTAGAACTCAAAATACTCAGATTTCTCTTTTGAACAAGGAAGCAAAAGACTCTCGTCTTAACCTTTCTCGTATTAGAGCTATTCGAGATTTACTTCCTGAATATCTTAGATTTGATGCTAAGTTTACAATGGATGGTAATAGAAAGAAGCAAGTGCAGAATACTCAGATTTATATGGAAAATGCTATAAATCATAATAATATCAAAACTTATGCTAAAGCTAGAAATGAACTAGCTGCAGCTAACTTGCTTCGTGGTCAAACATTCCCTTTACTCTGGGCCGACGAATTTGCATTTATTCCCTTTATGAAAACTATCTACGGGAACATGCGTCCTGCTATGAGTAAGGCTATCGAAATAGCCAAACAAAACTTAGTACCTTATGGTGTATTATATACAACAACACCTGGTTTCTTAACTAATGATGAAGGAAAATATGCTTATGCTGTTTTAAATAATTCAAGCAAATTTTCTGAAATGTGGTATGATCTAACATATCAACAAGTTTCTGATATTGTAGATTCTAATAAACTTTCTAGTTTTGTTCATATCCAATTTAACTATCAACAACTTGGTTATGATGAAAAGTGGTTTGAAAAACAATGTAGAGATTTGGAATGGGATTGGACTCTTATTCGTCGAGAAATTCTTCTTGAATGGTCTGATGAATCAGAAAACAACCCGTTTACTAAAGACGAGTTAGATGGAATTCGTAAATACTGTAGAGATCCTAAGAAGACAATTCTTATCTTTGGGAAATATCAATTTAATATTTATGAAGAAATTCCTCTAAAATCAAACCTAGTTCCTAAATATCCACCTATTATTGGTGTCGACCCATCTGGTGGTGTATCTAAGGATAGTTCTTGTATTACTTGTGTAGATTCTAAAACTACAAAAGTATTTGCTGATTTAAAATGTAATACAATCTCTAATATAGAATTAGCAAGAGTAGTTCAATACTTGGTTACTAATATGATGCCTAACGCTATAGTCAACGTAGAAAGAAATGGTGTAAATAAGCACAGTATAAAGAGTAATCTTTATATTCCAACAGAGTTAATTGCTTAGAAAAGGCTGTTA